AACTATCGCTATACTAGCTAACAAAGGTTCTACGGCTAGAGAAATGTTGGCCAGGATTACAACAATGTTAGAGCATGTTCCGTTTTTCTTACAACCAGGAACTAAAGTATTAAACAAAGGCTCGATTGAATTTGAAAATGATAGTAGAATCATAGCTTCAGCGACAGGAGCGAATTCTATTCGTGGTATGTCAGTTAATCTATTGTACTTAGATGAGTTTGCTTTCGTAGATAACGCAGAACAGTTCTATACATCTACATATCCTGTTGTAACATCAGGTGGTAAATCAAAAGTTATCATTACATCTACAGCTAATGGTATTGGTAATATGTATCATAAACTTTATGAAGGGGCAGAACATGGAAACAATGAGTATCAACCATTTACAGTTAATTGGTGGGATGTACCTGGTAGAGATGAGAAATGGAAAGAACAAACAATAGCTAATACCTCAGAATTACAGTTCGAACAAGAATTCGGTAATTCATTCTTAGGAACAGGTAATACTCTTATTAATGCTAATACATTATTAGGACTACAAGGACACGATGCGTTGTGGACAAAAGACAATGTTCATCTTTATCAAGAACCTAAAAAAGATCACACATATATTATGACAGTTGATGTAGCTAAAGGAAGAGGTAGAGATTTCTCTACATTCTCAATTATAGATGTTACTGAAAAACCTTTTAAACAAGTTGGTATATATCGTGATAATATGGTATCACCACTCTTATTCGGAGATATATTAGAACGATTTGGTAAGATGTATAATGAAGCTCTAATTGTAATAGAAAACAATGATTCAGGACAGATTGTATGTAATAATCTGTACTATGATATAGAATATCCAAATGTCTTTCTAGAATCGACAGTTAAAGCCTCTGGTGTCGGTGTTACTATGACACGGAAAGTAAAACAGATAGGATGTTCTACTCTAAAAGAGTTAATGGAAGAAAAGAAATTAATGGTAATAGATAGATTTACTATTAATGAATTAGTTACTTTTGTTGCAAAAGGTCAGTCTTATGAAGCTGATGGTGGTAATCATGATGATTTAGTTATGAACTTAGTACTATTCTCATGGTTTGTAACAACACCTTACTTTCAAAGTTTAACTGATTTAGAGCTTAAAAAGATGTTATATGATGAACAACAACAGATGATAGAAGACGATATGGTACCATTTGGTATTATAGATGACGGTACTCAAGATGATAAGACATTTAAAGAGGGTGGAGATGTCTGGACAGTTGTTGATGATGTACAAGTTTATTAAATTATAAATACTAGTTAATAAAGAGGAAACTCTTTATTGACTTTATAAATAACAATTTTATTTCGAAATAAAATTTATTAAGGAGAAAAACAAAATGGCATTTCAAGTTTCGCCTGGTGTACAGGTTCAAGAAATAGATGCTACTAATGTTATTCCTGCGGTCTCAAGTTCAACAGGAGCATATTGTGGTCATTTCGGTTGGGGTCCAGCCGAAGAAGTTACTACTGTAAGTTCTGGTAAAGGACTTGTTGATTCATTCGGGGAACCCGCAAATACAGATATTGCTGCTGAGCATTTTTACCCAGCTGCGATGTTCTTGGATTACGGGATTGACTTAAAAGTAGTTCGTATCGCGACAACTAATATGGTTAACGCGACTACAACAAGTGGACAGTCTTTATTAGTAAAGAACTTAACCCACTATAGAGCAAATTACAATGACGGCAGTGCCGCTGTTGGAAATTACGCTGCCAGATACGCTGGAGATTTAGGTAATTCACTTAAAATTTCAGTATGTGGTGGTGCTAATCCATATGCTCAAGCGAGTGTTACTACAACTAATGGAACTTCAGCAGTTGCTGGTACTTCAATCGAAGTTACTGCAGGTGAGAAATTCATAGTAGGTGACATTATAACAGCTATCGGTTCAGATGTTGTTAGATATAAAATATCAGCTATTGCTTTTGATTCAGGTTCAACCGGAGCCGCAACAGTTACTATAGCACAAGAAGATGACTCTACTCAAGGATTAGACGCGGCCGTTGCAAGCGGTGCAGCTGTATCTAGAGAGTGGGAATTTGCAAGACAGTTTAATAAAGCACCTGGAACTTCTAGTTACGCGAGTGGCAGAGCTTCAGCAGGAACTACAGACGAATTGCATATTGTTGTCATAGACGAAGATGGAGATATCTCAGGTACTCCAGGAACAGTTTTAGAAAAATTTGGAGCTTTATCAAAAGCTGCAGATGCTAAGAATGACTTCGGTGCAACTAACTACTATGTTACTGTTATTGAAAATCAGAGTGAATATGTTTATTGGATGGATCATTCAGGTACATATACATCAGCTGGTTCAGACGCTGCTGGCGTTACTTTTGGAACAGGTACTTTACCTGAATCTCTTTCATTCACCAATGGTGCAGATGGAAGACAACCAACAACAGCACAAAAAATAACAGCATGGGATACACACTTTGGTAGTGCAGACAATCAAGATATATCTTTGATGGTCTCAGGTTCTAATCAAGCAGACAATGGAAGTGGTACCGCAGTAGTTACGAGAGCCGAAGCTACTAGTTATTACAACCAATTAATGAATATTGCAGAAGATAGAAAAGATTGCGTCGTATTCTTTTCACCAATCAAGTCTGATGTAGTTGACTCAGGAGTTTCCGGAGCAACTAATGTTAAGACAACTGCAGATACTCTAAACGGATCAAGTTACGCTGTAATGAGCAGTAATTGGTTATATATTTACGACAGGTACAATGATAGATATATCTGGGTACCAGACAACGGATCAGTAGCTGGCCTATGTGCTAGAACTGATTATACGAATGATGCATGGTTTTCACCAGCAGGATTCAATCGTGGTCAAATATTCGGTGTGACTAAATTGGCATACAACCCAACACAAGCTGATAGAGACGCTCTATATAGAGCTAGGGTTAACCCAGTAGTTACATTCCCAGGACAAGGAACATTATTATATGGAGACAAGACATTGGTTGCTAATGAATCAAGTGCTTTCTCAAGAATTAATGTTCGTAGATTGTTCATAGTGTTAGAGAAAGCGATTTCAACAGCAGCTAAGTTCCAACTATTTGAGTTTAACGATTCATTTACAAGAGCTAATTTCAGAGCAGCTATTGAGCCTTTCTTGCGTCAAGTACAAGGTAGACGAGGAATCTATGATTTCAAAGTTATCTGTGACGAGACAAATAACACAGCCGGCGTAGTTGATACTCAACAATTTGTAGCTTCAATATTTGTGAAGCCTGCAAGAGCTATTAACTTTATAACATTAACCTTTGTTGCATCTAGAAGCGGCGTAGACTTTGATGAAGTCTATGGTGGTCAAGGTTCAACATCAGAGTCAGCAGCGTAAGGAGGAATAGAAAATGGCAACAATAAACCAATTCAAAGCCAACTTAGTCGGTGCTGGTCCAAGGAATAACAGATTCGAGGTATTCATACCACGAACAGGTAATAAGATTCAGTTTTTGTGCAAAACAGCATCTTTACCTGGTCAAGTTATTGAACCTATGGAAATTAAGTACAAAGGGTTGACTGTTAAATTAGCGGGTGATAGAACTTTCGAAAACTGGACAGTTGGTATTTACAATGATACGGAATTTTCAGCGAGAACTGGACTTGAAAATTGGATGCAAGAAATTGTACCTTTAGATTCAAGTGTTGGTCCTGTTGGATATGACTATATGATTGATAAAGCTACTGTATCTCAATTAGGTAGGGATGATTCAGTAATCGCTACTTATGAGTTTTACAATATGTGGCCTACAAACCTCGGAGCTATTGAGTTAGATACTGAGGGTGGAGACGCTGTTGAAACTTTTGATGTAGAGTTCGCTTATTCGCATTTTGAAAGAACTCTATAAAAGAGTCCTTTTAATGGGATATAAATATTAGTATGGAATTATTTGGATTAGAAATAAAGAGGAAATCGGGTGACGAAACTAAAGCACAAAGTTTCGTCCCACCTCAAAATGATGGGTCTGTTATCGAGATCGGTAAAGACCATGGTATGGGTGGGTTCGCTTCCACTGGTGGAGTTATTGGTCAATATATTGACATGGAAGGTGGAGTTAAGAACGAAGCCGACCTAGTTACAAGATATAGGCATATGTCTCTGGTACCTGAATGTGATGCAGCGATTGAAGATATAGTTAACGAATCTATA